CCGGGCAGGGCAGCGAACACCCGCGCACCACCTTTATCCGCGAATGGATGCAAGCGCTGCACGACCGCTGCAAAGACGTGCGCGTCACCTGTGGCGACTGGAGCCGCGTCGTCAAAGACAGCGTCACCACCCGCCACGGCCTGACTGCCATCTTCCTCGACCCGCCCTATGAAAAAGGCGCGATGGATTACGGCGCAGGCGGCATGAAACAAGGCATTGCAAAAGACGTACAAGCATGGTGTGCCGCCAATGGCGACAACCCGTTACTCAGAATCGTGCTCTGCGGCCACGTCAACGAACACGATGAATTGCTGGAGCATGGCTGGCATATCCGCAAGTGGAAGGCCCGCAAGGGTTACGCATTGACCGCTGAAGCCGTTGCCAACAGTGCCAGTGAAACCCTGTGGTGCAGCCCGCATTGTGTACCGGAATTTATGACAAACCAGACTGTAGCGCCCGTCAATACTGCGCAAGAAGCTACGCAAAATATAGCGCAATTGGAGCTTGCGTGAGAGCCGCAGACCTAAACCACCGCGTGCTGATCGAGCGCAAAAGCGTCACCCAGGATGCGCAATACGGTACTGAAACCGTAGTCTGGGCCACCGTGGCGAACCTGTGGGCCAACGTGCAAGACGTGCTACCCAGCCGAAGTGAAGCCGTGAAAAACGGCCTTGCCACGGCCACCAGTCAGACCCGCATAAGGATGAGGTTCAGGAACGACCTTGACAGCAGTATGAGGATGACCATCAACCGTCCAGCCCCCGTGGTGTACCAGATCATCAGCGGCCCGGCGGAGCTTGGGCGGCGCGAATGGATGGAATTTGTAGTCGAAAGGAGCACGGCATGACTGATATACACGTCACTGGCCTAAAGGAATTGAACGAATTCCTAACGCTTTTGCCTCAAAAAGTAGCCAAAAATGTGCTTAGAGGCGCGCTCCGCAGCGGCATGAAAGAAGTCGCAGTGGATGCCAAGGCAGGCGCAGCGGTTGCCAGCGGCCTGATGCGCGACGGCCTCAAGATCAGCACCAACAGCAAGGGCGGCAAAGTCACTGCCAGCTTGAAAGCCAAAGGCAAGCACGGCCCACTAGCGCACCTGATCGAATTTGGAACCGCTGCTCACCGCATCCAATCCAAAGACGGCGGCGCACTGTCATTCGGCGGCGGGGCATTGCAACACGTTGACCACCCAGGCTCACGCGCCCAGCCATTCATGCGCCCGGCGCTGGATGCGCGCGCCAGTGATGCCGTGGTGGCCGCAGCCGAGTACATGAAAGAAAGATTGAGCTCAAAACACGGCCTCGACACCAGCGACGTGGAAATCGAGGCGCAAGCGTGAGCGGTGTCATCGTAATCCGCAGCCTTTTGGCAGCCAACAGCGCACTGACCTCGCAAGTGCCAGCCAGCCGCATCATGGCCGGGGTTATCCCGCTCAATACCGCATTGCCAGCCATCAGCATTGCCCAAATCAGCGGCGTGCAGCGCCCAACTGTGGGCATGAATGAGGCAACCAAGTTTTACACCGACAGGGTGCAAGTCACTTGCATGGCGAAAACCTACCCAGTGCAAAAACAGATATTGGCGTTGGTGCAAGCCGCTTGCCCCAACACGCACGCCACAGTAAACGGCGTTGACTGCGATTCAGTCATCCAGGACACCATCGGGCCAGATATTTTTGACGCAGACCAATCACTGTATTTTCAAAGCGTTGACTTCAAAGTCAGCTACCGGCGCTGACACAAATTCAATCGGCATAGACCGACCCAACCAAGCCCCTCATTGCAGGGGCTTTTTTTATTCCCGGCGCATAGCCAACCCCACAAGCCCTGCTGACGCAACTCAGTAGGTCTTTTCATTGCCCCTTACCGGGCGCATCCCAACCGCAGCAATGCGGTTTTTTTTCGTCCCAAAGAAAGGCCCATCATGGCAACCCAAACCTCAGTCTCCACCAGCGCAGGAACCACCATCGGCATCGTGGCAACTGTTCCCACAACCTTTGACGCAGCAGGCTACGCCGCGTTGACATTCATCGACATTGGTGAAATCACCGACATTCCAGACTTTGGCCGCGAGTTTGAAGTCATCACGCACAAACCCATTGGCTCGCGCGGCACGGTCAAGAAAAAAGGCGGCTTCAACGAGGGCAGCATGGATTTGAAACTCGGTCTTAACACCGACGACGCAGGGGTCATCCTGCTCAAAGCCGCAGCCCTGTCTGACGCTGATTACAGCTTCAAAATCGCGCACCCGTCTGGCGATGTTTACTACTTCCGCGCCCTGGCCCTCAGCTTCAAGGTCGGCACAGGCAACAGCGGCTCCATCATCACAGCCACCTGCAAACTGGAACTGCAAACCAGCAGCGCAGGCGTGGGCATCGTTGAAGTCCTTGCCGCCTAACCACTCACCGGCCTAAACAGCCACACCCGGCACCGACCCGGCCTGTTTCATTTTCCTTTGCGGGGAAATGGGCGGGCTGGGCACGGTGCATTTTTCACCCCGCAAACGAAAGAACCATCATGGCTAAAACATTCTCCCTTGACCAGCTCGACCTCACCAAACAATGCGAGGGCGGTTTTGAATTTGAAGTCACCGACGACGCTACCGGCAAAGGCACTGACATTTTTCTGACAGTCATTGGCTCGCACGCCCCGGCGGTGCAGAACTTCACCAAAAAAGCATTGAACGAACGCCGCCGCTTTGACGAAATGCAGGAAAAGCGCGGTAAGAAAGCCGTCACCCGCAGCATCGAGGAAGACATGGAATTCGGAACCGAACTGACCGCCATCCGTGTTGTTGGCTGGCGCGGAATCAGTGACCCATTCACCCCCGAGGGCGCAATCCGGCTTTGCACCATCAACCCGCCGATCAAGGAACAAATCCTGAAGGCATCGGATGACATTGCAAATTTTTCCAAGCTGCCAGCGAAGAGCTAACCCTCTACGTTCGGCAAGTGGCGTGGCTCAACACCGCGCCCAAGGACAAAGACGGCAAGTCTGGCAAAACCCGCCTTGAGAATATCGAGGAAAACGAGGATTTTGCCAACTACCCGCCTTTGACAATGTGCGGCTACATGATCGGCTACCTGTTTGATGCAGGCCCGGCCATGTATGGCGGCATGGGTGCATCGCCCCTGAGCCACAGCGAAATAGCGGCATGGCAGGAAAACACCGCGACACCGCTCAACGCATGGGAATGTCGCACTCTAAAGCGCTTGTCGCACGCCTATTTGGTAATGCAGCAACAAGCCGAAGCGCCAGACTGCCCCGAGCCATTCGCGCCCGAGCCAGAGCCTGCAACCCAAGCTGAAGTTAGCGCCAAGGTGCAATCTGCCTTGAAGTTACTCATGACAACCCGGCCAAGGCAGTAACGCGGATGGCGGGCTACTTGCAATGATTTTCGCCTAGCTTGACCCACTTGTCTGTTCTAACCAATTTAAGGATGTCGATGATTTGCACCGACACGCCCTTGATCCCGTTTTCAGCCAGGACATCGCACACGTATTGGGCATACAGGTAACGGTCGGAGCCGTTATCAAGCACGCCGACTTTGAACATGGTTTCTGATGTCCATAAAGCATCTTTTGCTGTTGGCTCTGCTTTGCTTTTGAATTGGTTTAGAACAGTGAGCTTTGCGCCGCTAACAGGGATGGCAAAGGCTTGAGCTGCTACGAATACTGATAGCACAGCAATGGATTTGAGAATGGTTTTCATGGGTTCCTTTCGTTGGTTAACGACCACTATCGCACATATTTGAAAATCAATAAAGGCTACAAATGGCAAACGCTGGCGTCTTAGAAATATCGCTGCTGACAAACGTCGCGAAATTGTCCCGTGACATGGACGAAGCCAAGGGCGCAGTGGGCAGCGCTATGGCTTCGATTGAAAAGTCGGTGGCTTTGGCTAAAAACGCACTCATGGGGCTGGCTGGCGGGTTTTCGGCTATGGCACTGGTGGGTAAGCTGGTGGCGGTACAGCGTGAGTTTGATGTTCTCAATTCAAGCCTGATCACGGTTACAGGCAGCAGCGCCAAAGCGGCGCAAGCGTTCGCATGGATTGAAAAGTTTGCCGCAACAACACCCTACAGCCTCAACGAGGTGACGGGTGCGTTCGTCAAAATGAAATCCCTTGGGTTAGATGCGTCTGAAAAGGCCCTGCGCAGCTACGGCAATACGGCCAGCGCTATGGGAAAAGGCTTGAATCAGATGATTGAAGCCGTGGCAGATGCGTCAACCGGCTCATTTGAGCGGCTATTGGAATTTGGCATCAAGGCCAAAAAAGAAGGCGATAGCGTCAGCCTGACATTCCAGGGCGTGACTACCAAAATAGGCAACAACGCAGAGGAAATAAGCGGCTATTTGCGCAAAATTGGCGATGTCAACTTTGGAACGGCAATGGATTTGCGTGCCGCCACGCTCGATGGTGCATTGAGTAACCTGGGCGATTCGTGGAACAAGCTGTTTTTGACGATCAACCAGAACCAGACCGGAACACTCATTGCTGATGCCGTCAAGCTGGCAGCGGATGCGCTGACTGCACTTACCGGATCAATTGACACCATTGCCGCCGTGTTTGTCACTGGTGCAAAGATCGCGGCAGCTTACTTCGCGCTGTTTGTCGCCGCGCCTGTTGCATTTGCAGCCGTGTCTACTGCCATCATGGCAGTGGTAGATGCTGCTGCGCTTTACGCATTCAACGTCATCACTGGTACAGCCGCGACGGTTGGGTTTAACACCGTGCTGTTTGGCACGTCTGTTGCCGCCGATCTTGCTGCTGGGTCGCTGACAAAAATCATGCTGGCTGCAAACCTCCTTTTTGCAGCATTCGCCGGGTGGCAAATTGGCACCCTGCTGCGAGAGCAATTTGTAGAGGTGCGAGTAGCTGGCCTGTGGATGGTGGGCGGGCTATTGAAGGCATGGGAAGGCATGAAATACGGTTTTGATACCGCCATCAATGGCATGAAAAGCTTGTTTTATGGCTTTGTGCAAGGGCTTGGCAACACGCTACAAAACATTCCAGGCTTCGCAACCGCCGGGAAAATCCTAAGCGATGCGGGTGCTGAAAATCTCAAAAGAATCGCATCAGACCAAGCGGCAGCCAAAGCGGCATACGAAGGCGCGACAGCCGAGCTTGAGAAAAGCGGGCTTGAAATGGCAGCATGGGAGCTTGCCAACGACAAAGCCAAGACCGCTGTTACCGGAAACACTGAGGCCACCAAAGCAGCCACCAAAGCCACAGAGCAGTCAAAAGAAGCAAAAAAAGCCTCAG